ATATCCATTAACACTAGCTTTTTGGGAAACAACCTGACGAATCTATTGTCAGAGCAAACGATTCAACCGGGCGATCCCGCCGGATACGAATTATGTAAGGCGCTGTGGGAATACCATCCAATGGGCGGCAAGTTAGTAGAAAAGCCGGTCCGATTGGCTTTATCGAAAGCAAGAAAAATCACCGTTGATATGCCTCCCAAGGAAATGCTGGTCGAAGCATTTGAGCGCGAATGGGAAAAGCTGGGCTGCACCAATCATATTCGTGACGTAATGTTTTTGAATCGCACTTATGGTGCTGCTGGTATCGTCTATGGCGCAAAGGACATTCCAACCGAGGAACCAATCGATCCTTGGAAATTGCCTGACCTGAATATTTATTTTAATCAGCTGGACCCGCTGAACATGGCGGGATCAATCGTAACTAACCAAAACCCCAATGCGCCGGATTTTCAAAAGCCATTGGCTTACACGACAGCAGCTGGTCAACCGTATCACCCAAGCCGTAGCGTTGTGGTATTTAACGGCACTCCGATCTACTTGTCGTTTCAATCGTCCGCATTTGGTTTTACGGGCCGCAGCATATTCCAACGTGCGGTTTATCCTCTGAAGTCATTCATCCAATCGATGGTGACGGATGACTTGGTGACATTTAAAGCCGGATTGCTGATCTCGAAACAAAAACCGGCTGGATCGATTGTTAACCGACTCATGCAATCAGCTTCAGCGATTAAGCGCGAATATTTGGCGCAAGGATCAACTGGCAATGTATTGTCGATTGACATCGATGAAGAAATCAGCGCCATTGATTTGACTAATACGGCGACGGCGATGACAACGGCACGAGATAACATCATTGCTAACATTGCAGCTGCGTCAGATGTGCCAGCGCTATTACTTAAAGACGAAGCGATGACCAGTGGCTTTGGAGAAGGCACGGAAGACACAAAGGCGATTGTCCAATACATCGATGGCATTCGTGAAGATATGCGTAGCCTATTTGAATTCTTTGACAAAATCGTCATGCACAGAGCATGGAACAGGGAATTTTTCGAGGCGGTACAAAACGAATATCCCGAGGTTTACGGCAAGAAAACCTACGAACAGGCATTCTACGATTGGCAAAAGCATTTCCGCGCTGAATGGCCTTCTCTCATGGAAGAACCGGAATCCGAAAAGGTCAAGGTCGATGAAATTAAGCTCAAAGGCGTGACCGAAATACTTAGGACCATGCTGCCAGTAATCGATCCACAAAACCGAGGGCGATTAATTCAATGGGCGCAGGACAATCTAAACGAGATGGAGAATATGTTTCAAAGCTCATTGGAAATGGATTGCGAGGACATTGCTGAATACGAAATACCCGAAACTGAATTGACGGACTTGCCTAAACTTGCGTGATCGTTATGAAATTTAAAAACGTCAATACTCAGCGCATTATTGAAATTCCCGACGGTCATTTAGATTTATTCCGGTTTATGGTGAAATCGGATCAGTATCAATTTGTCAAAAATGATGATGGTGAACACTGGATTACTCTGAATGGCGGCGACGGAGATGGTCAGCACGTTTTAATTAACGGAGAAGGTAAGGTAATGGCTGGCGCTGGCGGCAAATTGAACGGCGCACATTTAAAAGACGTAAAAACCAAATCTAAGAATGTTGAAAAACATGGTCCTCCAATACCCCAATACCCACCAGCTCCACCACATCAAGCCAAGGAAACTGGTAAAGAAGGCCATGTTGAAGGCACTTACACAGCCAAAGTAAGAGATTTAAAAGAACAATTTAAGAATGTATTAAAAGATAAGGGAATCAAAGCCAGCGTAATTTTTGACAAAAAAAACTTGAGTGTCAGAGTTTCCGTTCCAAGTTATGAGTCAAAATTTTCACGAGAAGAACAAAAATTTATCAAACAATGGATGATTGATAATGAATTTACGGGTGCAATGGGACATCCTATTGATCCTGACTTTTACAATGAAGGTAAAGGATTGACACTAAGTTTTTATCACAATCCCGAATCGGCAAAGAAAAATAAGGAAAGCGCACAACTCAAGCAATCAGCTTCATTGCAGGGTGTCACTGGTCAACAAAGTCACGAAGGCGCAAATCAAAAGAAATTCAATACTTACGTTCCACAGCACACCAATAAAGAAGCTGAAAAATTTGCTGTAGAAAACAATTATGTTGACAATGCAATATTCGGAAAATTAAACGTAAAAATTACCAATGAGGCGCTTTCAAGTCTTTCCGATCATTTGACAGAATTCCCTGAATTGAGAAGTAGGCAAAAGGCTATCGGGTCAATTCAACAACGGGTTGCAATGAATCATGCAATCAAAGTTGCTAAAAACAAAGAGTATTATAGGAAATTCTATCCTGATAAAACTGAAGAACAACTTCAGCAATTATCTGAAAAACATACGAAAAAAGAACGAATTGCTAGTAATACTTGGGCTTATGCGGCATCTCAAGGCGATTTAGCTGGTGTTTTCTTTAATGAAAAGCATTCCGGTAAAGATTTGGAATCTTTGGAAAAAGACCTTAAACGTAGCGTTGAAACAAAATGGCATCCGGTCGGTTGCGACACCATAAAATCGATATATGACCATGAATACGGTCATCAATTAGATTATTTATTGGATTTAAGAAATAACCCAAACATAAATAATCTAGCTCGTGAAATTCGTTCGCGTGAAACCGAAGAAACAAAAAACATGAGTAGGGAAGAAAAAGCTGAATATATAAGGAAAAATGGTAGTTTGATGACAAGAGAGCTATCGAAATATGCAACAACAAATATTCAGGAATTTATTGCTGAAGCATGGGCCGAATATAAAAACAATCCTACGCCGAGAGAATTAGCTAAAAAAGTTGGAACAATCATAAAGGACGAATATGAGCGAAAATTTGGTAAAGCTAGTTAAAAGAATTAGAAATCGTGAAAATGTCCCTCCCTCTGACGTTGTTGGTTTGACTGAGGATGAAATGGAAATTTTCATTGACGAATTCAATCGCCCCCCATTTATAGAATTGGTTGATGCTGGTACTGAGGAAGAATGGGAAAAAGCAGAGGCAGAGAGAAAAGAAATTAACCATGAAAATGGCTATGATGACAACGGCAATATTGTTGATCCACTTCCAACATGACATTTTTCGAAGTACTTACAGCTGCGGTAAATGAATTCATTGAATATGGGTTTGATTCGCAAACTCGTGTCGAGCGTTGGGTGCGGTTGTTGAAAGAGGCAGCTCTTGCACAAATGATCCCCGAGCATCAAATGCAAATAGCGATGGAAAAATCGCTAGGCGCTGCATTTACCCGGCTGGTAACAAAAGGCGGTTTAGTTAATAAGCACGTTTCACGCTACAGCATCGAAAAGCTAAAACCAACCCTTCGTGCTGAACTTGATCGACGCATCATGGCAAGCGCCAATCTGATTAAATACAATCGTCAAGAATCAATTAGCAATCTGCTACGACGTTTTGAAGGCTGGGCCACATCAATCCCACCGGGCGGAACGGACATTGTTAACCGGGTCAAAGAAAAACAAAAGATCAAAAAATCACTTGGCAATGTGACATTTGAACAGCGTCGGGTCATTATTGACCAAACGCACAAATTGATCTCTAACATTAACGAAATCGTAGCTATGGACAATGGCGCGATTGGTGGTCGCTGGCATTCACATTGGCGACAAATCAATTACGACTATCGCAAAGACCATAAAGAGCGCGACGAAAAAATATACGTCGTGCGCGGCAGCTGGGCGGACAAGGCCGGTTATCTCGATCCCAAAAACGGATATACCGATCAAATCACGCAACCCGGCGAGGAAGTGTTTTGTCGGTGCAATTACTCATACATTTACAACTTGCGCGACATGAAAGATTTGTTGACAGATAAAGGCAAAATTGCGTTAGAATCTGCAAAAATGTCTAAGGCCGCATAGATATGCCATTCGCTTCGGAAAAACAACGCAAAGCCATGTACGCCGCCGCTACCGGCAAGAGCAACATCGGCATTCCGAAAGCCGCCGCAAAAAAATTCATTAAGCATAGTAAAGATACGATGAAAGCCCCATCATTGCTTGCTTTGCCTACCGAAAAAAATAAAAACGAAGATTCCGACGTAATGGTTCGCGCTGGTGATAAGCGCAACGAATTAAAAGGTTTGTCAAACGAACTTGCCGAAATTTTTCAACATTTAAGTGAACTCAAAGACGATGAGAGCGAAACTGTTCCGCGCTTTGAGGATGATTCCGAGGCATGGCAAACCAAAGAAGGCAAAAACAAAAATGGCGGCTTAAATGAAAAAGGCCGCGAATCGTATAACAAAACGCATGGCGCACATTTAAAAGCGCCCCAACCCGAAGGCGGATCACGCAAGGCATCGTTCTGCGCTCGCATGAAGGGTATGAAAGCAAAATTAACGTCATCCAAAACGGCGCACGATCCTGATTCGAGAATCAATAAAGCGCTTAGAAAATGGAAATGTGATGACGATTTGAAAGATGATTTGTCCAAAATCTGCGACAGCATTTTAGAATACGCGTCCGCTATACCTGATGACGATCCTTGCTGGCAGGGATATAAGCAATTGGGTATGAAAGAAAAAGACGGCAAACAAGTGCCAAACTGTGTGCCTGATGCCGCCGATCCAGTAGCAGCTGCTCCGCTTGCTGTCGATCCGATTATGCACGATGGTCCAATGGGTCGCTCGTCCGGGATTATGTTTATGACATCCGAAGGCGAAACCTTGTTAATCCGTCGTGGAATGGGTGGCGGTGATTTCCCCGGTACTTGGTGCGTCCCCGGTGGTCATCAAAAACATGATGAAACCCTCGAAGAATGCGCTAGGCGCGAATGCGAGGAGGAAACCGGCCTGAAGTACGAAGGCAAGCTCGAAGTATTGCACGATGATGGTCAATTCTGCACATATATCGCTCGCGACGTAAATAAGGGCGATGTCAAACTGAATTACGAATCGAGTGGTTACGATTGGTGCGATCCTAAAAATCCTCCCATGCCATTGCACCCCGGCCTTGATGTGGCCTTTCGTGTAGCGATGGCAAAAACAGAATTTGATATGGCGGAGTTGATGCGCGAAGGCGTATTGCCTAGTCCACAAATGTACGCCAATGTGATGCTGCTATCGATCCGCATTACCGGGACCGGATTGGCTTATCGTTCAAGCATTGGCGAACACGTTTGGCGCGATCCATCGTTATATTTAAACGACGATTTTTTAAAACGCTGTCAAGGTTTGGTTGTCATTATGGACCATCCTGAATCAGCCGTATTAACATCTAAAGAATTCAAAGACCGAGCTGTCGGGACGGTGATGCTACCGTACATCAAGGGCGATGAAGTATGGGGAATTGCTAAGATTTACGATCAAAGCTCTATTGACGAGATTTGTGAAGGAGAAATTAGCACTTCACCATCGGTGGTATTTGACAATACTGCCGGAAATACTACACTAACGACAGAAAACGGAGAACCGCTTCTGATTGAAGGTGTACCCTTCCTTTTGGACCATATAGCAATCGTTACGAAAGCTCGTGGCTCTAAAGGGGTTTGGGACAAAGGTGGCGATCCAGCCGGAGTTTTACTAACTAACCCTGAGGTATCTGCTATGTCAGACAATACTACCGCGCCGAAGGCAGATGCCCAAGGCGATAAACTCGATGCCATTCTATCAATGTTGGGCAATGTTATTGCTCGCGTTGACGAAATGGAGAAAACTTTACCCGCGCCCCCACTGGTCACAGCTGCTGACAAGAAAAAGGCCAAAAAAGATGATGATGATCGTATGCGTAAGGACGATGATGAGGAAGAAGAATCCGAATCTGAAGCTAAACGCGAAATGATGCGTAAGATGGACAAAAAACGCAAAGACGACGACGATGATGCCATGTGCGACGATGACGATGAAGATGATCGTAAAGACGACGACATGAAACATCGTAAAGATGCCAAAAAGCGTAAAGACGACGCTGAAGGCTCTGATCCTAAAGAGCATGGTCCAGCTGGCGAAATGAAGCCTGATGATGATGCAATGTGCGATGATGAAGAAGAAGCTATGAAGGCCGACGAAGAAGAAGCTAAATATGCCGACGCTCAAGCTAAAGCTGACAGCGTAATGGCATCGTTTGGCAAATCAGCTTCCCGTCCTTTGAAGGGCGAAAGTTTGTTGTCATACCGTAAACGCCTATTGCGCGGCTTGCAAGCCTACTCCGACGCATATAAGGACATCAACCTTGCAGCTATCAAAGATGCAAAATTGTTGTCGCTTGCTGAGAAGCAGATTTTTGCTGACGCACAAGCTGCCGCTAAGTCACCACTGACCTATGCAGCAGATCAGGAAATTGAAATCCATGAGCGTGATCGCGCTGGTCGTGTGATTACGAAATTCAAGGGTGGCTTTGGCTGGATGGACGCATTTAAAGTGCCTTCCATGCGCGTCAAAGAATTCAATTTGAACAACAACAAGCGATAAGGAAATAGATCATGTCAGCATTAATCTCGATCAACCCTATGGC